AACCGGCGGTGATGGAGTTTTAGACTTAACATCTTGAGGAAATAAAATGTCAACTATAAACCGTCTGTCCAGTGTAGATGTCCTACAGCCGAGTGATCAGATACCAGTTTGGGATAGCTCCAATGGAGACACCCGAAAGGCATCAATGAGCACCCTGTTGGCATTCGTTGAATCATACTTCGCAGACCCTGACTACAGCACCAGAATCGTTGCGCCAAATGCCGACTACTTCAATGTCGATATTGGCAGCACTGGCGATTCACTTTGGATGATCGTTAATCCGACACTGGATTTCAGCAACGGAACGCTAACCCTTCCCCCAGCATCATCTGCTGTAAATGATCAAGAGATCACGGTGGTATTCACTAAGTCGGTGTTGACGCTTGTTATTGCAAGTTCAGGCGCGACAATCCTTGGTGCCCCAACCCAGGTCGCAGGCTATGACTCGTTCAGGGTTCGATACAACGCTTCACAGGCAACCTGGTACACGCTTGATACAACCGGAACCGGAGCTGGCGGCGGAGTTTCTCAGATTGTTCGCCAAGACTTTACTGGAGATGGCGCGACAACCACGTTTGTGCTTGATAGTCTTCCACTAGGATTGGGCAATCAACTACAAATTTTTATTGATGGCGTGTATCAAGAGCGTGCCAGCTACACTGTTACCGGGTCAAACCTAATCTTTGGCGAGGCTCCACCATCACTATCCACTATTGAAGTGCTTGGGTGGACAGTTTCTTTAGGTGCATCAACAACTGCCAACCTGGTTGCTTACAGTCGAGACGGATCATCAACGGTAACAAACGTTGCCGAGGAATTAGATCGAACAACAACGGACAACATGTTTGCCTACGAGCTTAGCACCACAGCATCATTTAGCCTGCACCCCGGAATCGCCACTGGCTACATCATCCGCACAAATTACTTCGACAGCGCGAAGACATCAGGCTCAGGAGCCGAGCATAGATTTACCGGCACGACTACGGCAGGCAAGGCGGGTAACTGGCCTGACGCTGATGGGTATTTCTACGACGCGGATGGTAAGCAGTTTGCTGTTGTTGGTTCGCCGGTCAATGCACTGGTGTATGGTTGTGTCTACGATGGTGCCGACGATGGCGCGACAGGAACGGATAATTATACAGCTTTGCAGGGCGCAAATGATTATTGCGAAACCGTTGGCGCTTCGCTTTACCTGTCAGGGGCAGCACTGATTAAGGCAAAATTATCTATTTCGTGCCCGTGGATAGGTGAGCCAGGCTTTGCAAAATTGATCGCAGCAACGGATTTTGTGCCGTCTGGTGTCGATGCCACAGAATTGGACATCGCAATAAAGAACAAGAGTTTTTCGGCAACATATAACGCAGCAACTGCTAATCTGGTTAACATTCGAGACATAGACTTCATTATCGCAACGGGGCAGACGGGTCTGCGTCTTGGCAATGTTAAAGGTGGACTGATTGAGAACTGTAATCTTACGACGGCAACGACCTCTGGCGTAGGGTCATTGTTAGACCTGTTTGCTGTTGTTAAAAATCTAACGCTACGGAAGGTCAATGCCTCGAATTCGGTTGTTTTCGCAACCGGCGGCGCTTGTTGGATTAGGAACATTGCTGCGGATGGCTCAATCGCAGGACAAGAAACAGAGAATATTCTTGTCGATCAGTGCGAGTTCTCAACCGCTACAGGTGATGAGGCGCTTGCGGTGTATGGTGTTCGCGGTGTTACTCAAAATGTCACTATACGAAACACAAAAATAACGGGTTTAACATCGACTCAAAAACACGGCACATTAGCATCGACATTCCCGTTAGATGACGGATCTGCTGGCGGCGCTAATGCGGCAGTGCGTAATATATTATGGGACGCTTGCACCTTCGTGGACGGCAACTTTACTAATGACATCCTGCGCTTCGGGTTAAGTACAGACACTGGGCATGTTTGCGAGGATGTCAGGGCGGTCAACTGCAAATTCTATGCAACACAGGATGACGCTGGCACTTCTTATGTGATGCGAAACATTCCGTTGGTTGGCGATGGTAATGCGGCGATTGACTGCACGATTGACACCACAGGCTCTGTGGTTGCGATAACGTATGGGATAGGTGGCTTTCCGTTAGTCTCAGGCGCAACGGTTCTGGGCGCTTGTGTGAATGCAGTTTATCAATCCAAGGTTGTGCAAGGTTGTCCAAGGCTGGAGGGCACAACGGGGGTGTTTCTTGGTGAGATTATCAGCAACAACTATCTGTACACCAGCGGCACGGCTGTCAACCTAACATCAACGCAGGACGTTATTGTTTCCAATAATATTATCGACACGGATGGCGCTGGCGTTGCCATTAATACATTGGGCGGGGCAACAGCGCCAAGGATTGAGATTTTAGGTAACACGATCCTGATGTCAGCAGCAGCATCGTTTGCGGTACTAGGTATCGGTGCGCTTGGTAGGTCAAGAGTGATTGGCAATAAGATTTCAGGTACTGGAAAATCAATCAGTGGGAGCCAGCAATACGCGGAGATTGCAAACAACGACTGGTTTGGCAACCTAGATTCGATGCGAACCGCCGGATACCTAGATTACGACCACAACAGGGCAACACCGATAGGCACTTTTGCCGTGGCATTAACTCACACTGCGGGTGCGAACAGCTACTTGCTGGGCTTTATCAAAACGGCCAACGCATCAATCAGTAGCGATTGGAAAACCATCTACGCAGCCAACGCATTAACCTAAGAGATCACGACAATGGCATTAACAAAAGTTTCAAGCGGTTTAATGAAGCCAGACAACAATCTGGAGCTTGAGTTCACCTCGCAGCTTGGCACGACATCTGTTGTGGGGGCTGCTACTGGCTATACTGTTCGCAGCAACTACTATGACAGCAACGTCACTTCTGGCTCTGGTGCCACGTTCAAGTTCACCGGCGTCACTACCGCTGGCAAGGCTCGCAATGTGCCGAATGCTGATGGGTATTTCTATGACGCAGTGGGTCGGCAGTTTGAGGTTCAGGGATCGCCGGTATCGGTGCTGGCGTTTGGAGCAATGTCTTCAGCTACAGACAATCGGTTTGTTATTCAATCGGCCATTGATTATGTATCGGCAATCGGTGGGGGTGTTGTATTTGTGCCGAATGGCACTTACTTGCTATCAAGCGTTATTTATCCGGGCAGCGGTGCTGCTGGACTTTCGTCCATATTAATGCGAGATGGTGTGACGTTACTCGGTGAGTCTCATGAGGCTGTATTGAAAACGCAGGCTTCGCTTTACGGTGCTGGCGCGCTGTACCGAATGATCACATCGTTAGGTTATGTTGCAGCAGAAGCTGGCTTGTCAAACGCATCTGTCGAAAACATTACACTTGACGGTAACGTGGCAACTCAAGTTGCATCTACTCAGTGCAGTAATCTACAAATGCACCCATTAACAAACGTTCACGTTAGAAATGTTCGCAGCATCGCCTGCAATGGCAACGGTATCATGCTCAATGCCCCGGTTGGCAACATTGCTGAAAATATTTCAATCACTGATTGTGATGTATCAGATTGTACGTCGATCGGAATACAAGTTTCTCAATTTGATAGGCTGTTAATTACAGGAAATCGCGTTGATGATTGCGTTAATAATGCGATTGATATTTATGGTAATGACGGCACCACCACGGCAACAGGTGGCGATTTTACTATCTCAAACAATATTTGTAGCAACAGCCTGACTGGTATATTTCCAGAGACAGTCAAGAACGGAGTTATCACCGGCAACGTTATATCTGATTGTACAAGTAGCGGGATACACTCTAATCGAATTAATGGCGCACCGAGCGGCTTGAGTCTTCTCAGTAACTTTATTCGTAATTGCCCTGTCGGAATCTACATGACGGGTGACAATGACCAAATTTTTGTTTCAGGTAACTCAGTCAACGATTGCATAGTAGCTTTGCAGTGTGGCGCCTCTGGAGGCAATTCTTCGCAGATCACGGCGACAGGCAATTATTTTGACGGATTTACATTTTGTTTTAAGATTGATGTGGTAAATGTCAGCTTTGTGCGATTTGTTAATAATTATTCTAAGACACTTGCCGTTAACACCACCATAAGCGAGACAGTAACGGGCGCAAAAACAGCATGTAATTTTGATGCCCCCGTTCCGCAACAAAGCAGTGAGCGGTACGGCTCTCCAATCAACTATGACGTTCAAAATGTTGCCAATACAGTAACTATTCCCTCGTATTTTCGGAACAGCGGTGGGGGAATGCAAACTTACGCGCAAGAAATCTGGGGTTCTCCAATTACCAGTGGTGGTTCAACCGAAGGCTCGTACTATTTAGAAGTAAGAGCGTCAGGCGCGATGACTAGGGTGATCGGTGTCAACGGCAACCGGCTTGGTTTTTACGCGAAAGCGCCAATCTCGAAACCGACAGTTACAGGAGCCAAAGGTGGAAACGCGGCATTAACTAGCCTAATAGCTGCAATGGTTGGTCTTGGCTTGATCACCGATAGCACCACTTAACCGCCAAACAAGGACAGCGGATGTTTAATTTTGAACGGCTACTGCTTGCCGGGTTAATCATCGCTATCGTGGTGGCGGCCTGCCTTTACCCGCGTGATTACGTTGGGCCATCAGACACGATTGACTTTGCGATGGCAGACCGGGTTGAGTATTCAAACGGCGGGATGGTCGTTGCGACAGATAGGCTATTGGCTATTGCTGCCGGAGCAGGTCATCACCAAGTGATTGATGGCAAGTGCCTGTCAAGCTGCACAATGGTTCTTCGGTATCCGCACGTCTGCTGGACGGCAAATACTGAGTTTGGGTTTCACGGTGCAACAAATGGATTTATTGGTATGTTGGAGTTGTATTCGCGTTACCCGGAAGAACTGGGTGAGTACGTCCCGATAACGCTGACACCAGCGGATTGGGTGAAGATCAGTGGCGAAGAGATGGCTCTGATCCTTGGGCGGGATCTTTGTGAGTAGAATGGCTAAAAATTAAACGGGATATCGAGTAAAATACAATTGTTAAAACCACCGCTGTTAAAATCGGAGGATACTAATGAAAGGTGTTAAGCATTACAAAAAAGATGGCTCATTGCATACAGGTGGCACTCATAAGATGCCTAATGGTTCTTTGCAGTCAGGGAAGACACATGGCAAGACAAGTGTAAAGTTGTATCACTTGGCTGAGTTATCTGATGCTGTTAAGAAAAAATTAAAACAAAAAAAATAAGATCATTTAAAAATTACAGCAGTTACCGCCATCTTTATGGCACTGGGCAAACTGAAGGGTTAGCATGGAAATTCCAATTCTAAGCGGTGTCTACGTCGATTCAGATCCTCGATTCAGGACGCTGTACCCCGTCAACCTTGCGCCGGTTCCGGTGGCGAATGGCATCAGTAAAAGCTACCTGCGACCAGGCGAGGGGATGGTTGCCGAGGCCGTTGGCGTTGGCGTTGACCGTGGCGGCATTAACTGGAACGATGTCTGCTATCGAGTTTCTGGCAGCAAGCTGATCTCTGTTGCCGCTAATAACGTCGTGACAGTCCTTGGTGACGTTGGCGGCTCCACCTTCGACCAGCACGTCAAGTTTGACTACTCGTTTGACCTCTTGGCCATCGCCAGCAATGACAACCTATTCTATTGGGATGGAGCTGTGCTCACCCAGGTGACCGACATTGATCTTGGTACTGTTGTTGACATGTTGTGGGTTGACGGCTACTTCATGACCACTGATGGCGAATTCTTGGTGGTCACTGAATTAAACGATCCGCTTGCTGTCAATCCGCTGAAGTATGGGGCGTCTGAGATTGATCCTGACCCTGTGGTCGCGCTGCTGAAGTTACGCAACGAGGTTCACGCGCTAAACCGTTACACAATCGAGGTATTTGATAACGTCGGTGGGGATCTGTTCCCGTTTGCTCGCATTGATGGCGCACAGATATCCAAGGGCTGCGTAGGGGTTCACGCCTGCTGCGTATTCATGGAAGCAATAGCCTTTGTTGGGTCAGGTAGAAACGAGGCACCAAGCATCTACATGGGAGCCTCTGGGCAGACCGTCAAGATCAGCTCTCAGGAAATAGATACTATTCTGCTCGATTACACCGAGGCTCAGTTGTCCATATCATTGGTCGAGGCTCGAAACGACAAGGCTCATGAGTACCTGTACGTTCACCTCCCTGATCGAACACTGGTCTATGACGCCACTGCAAGCCGCGAGCTACAGGCACCAGTTTGGCTTGTCATGACATCTGCCATCACAGGATTCTCACAGTATCGCGCCAGGTCATTTGTCTGGGCATACAACAAGTGGCTCATCGCAGATCCACAATCAACCGCGCTGGGGACGTTCTCAGACACCAATGGCGCTCACTGGGGCGTTGATGTCCGGTGGGAGTTTGGTACGGCTATCGTCTACAACTCAGGCATGGGAGCAGTATTCCACGACCTTGAGCTGGTGGCCTTAACCGGGCGAGTTGATGCAGATACGGTCATCAGCACGTCATGGTCTTATGATGGGATCGACTACACTGCTGACGCACCCATAGCCACTGGTGGGCCGGGCAACTTCCAGAAGAGATTGTGCTGGCGCAGACAGGGCAAGATGCGTAACTGGAGGATTCAGAAGTTTACCGGCGACAGCAGGGCGCACCTGTCATTTGCCAGACTGGAGGCTCGAATTGAGCCATTGATGTTCTGATGACCAATCCTAGACCACTAACACGCGAAGAATTGGCGAAGTTCCTCCCTGACCAGCGATCCATTCGGGCATTTGAGCAACTGTTTGAGATTATTCCTGGCGATCTGACCATACTTGTCAAGCTGATCGAAGAGGTTGGCATTGATGCCGTCTCAGCGATGGCTAGAGCCGAAAGCAACAGCGCAGCCTTGCTTCGCATAGCCGAGGCACTAGAGCTGCTCACAAGCGCCCCAGTTGAGCCTGAGATCAAGCACCCGGTAGTTGACGCAATTGATGTAAACCGATACGCGCCTATTGGTTACGCAAGGGGCAGGATTTGGTGGAACGATTTCGATGACACACTAAACATTGGCCACAAAAATGAAGTTGTACAGCAGGTAGGCCAAGAGACCTACATGCACGTTGAGAATGTCACTGGGTCGTTGATCCCAAATGGATCTGTAGTTGGATTTGCAGGGGTAAATGGTTACATCAAGTGTGCG